CAGAATTAGGTGGGGCAGGAGCTGACCTAGGGGGTGGGGCAGGAGCTGACCCCAGAACCTATCACTCTTTTGAACCAGTCAATGAACCTAAAAACATTAAGTTCGAACGTGTCCGAACGAAGTGCGAAAAATCATCTGACCGTCACGAAGAAACCGACAAGGCATTCGAGGAAATATTCTGGTGTGCAGGCATGCGGAAAGCCGGGAAGAAAAACGCAGCTTCGGCATTCAGAACACAGTTCAGGGAATGGCGTAAAACTACCGGGGGTACGGCAAGCGAGTTTGCCACGATGCTGGCAGAAGACATCGCATGCAGGAATGGTAAGCAGTTCGGATTCGACAGGTTGTTACCATCGAGCTACCTGAACGGTCAGCGCTGGAACGACGAGAAGCCAGAAACCATTCAACCACAAGCCAGACCATCATCCGCAATCACCGTATCGAAAACTGGCTACGTGTTTTTCGACAGGTGAACCATGAAATCAAAAATCAAATCGCTACTGGTCGCTGGTTATAACCACGGCTGGTTAAGTATTTCGTTTGTCGATTTCTGGTTTAAAAATCTCAATCTGAGGGAATCATGACGCCAAGTGAACTTAGCGACCTGCTTTGGGCGCAGGTTGACAGGGTGGCTCCGCACCTGTTGCCAAACGGCAAGAAAGAGGGGCATGAGTGGGTTGCCGGTAACGTTAACGGTGACAAGGGAAACAGCCTTAAGGTCAACCTTAGCGGCAAGAAAAAATGGGCTGATTTCGCTGAGGGAGACGGCGGTGACATGCTTGATTTGTGGATGGCATGTCGTGGAATTAACCTGCATCAGGCTATGCAGGAAGCGAAAGCATTTCTCGGTATCAAGGATGACGATCACCATTTCGATGCCAGACGTGAGAAGAAATTCTCCAGACCTGATCGCAAGAAAATCGCCCGCTACGTTACCAGAACAGAATCCCATCTTGAGTACCTGCAATCGCGTGGCATATCGCCAGAAGTCGTAAAGCGCTACGAGGTTGTCAGCGGCAAGGTGTGGAATGGAGAACGAGAACTGGATGCTCTGGTGATTCCGTACAAACGCGATGGTGAGTTGTTGCAGGTCAAGCGAATCAGCACTGAGCGCCCGGACGGGAAGAAAGTCATTATGGCAGAAGGTGATTGCGAACCTTGTCTGTTCGGATGGCAGGCTCTGGACGCTGGCGTGAGGGCGGTTGTACTTTGCGAAGGCGAAATTGATTGTATGAGCTATGCGCAATACGGCATCTCGGCGTTATCCGTGCCGTTTGGTGGCGGGAAAGGTGCTAAGCAACAGTGGATTGAGTTTGAGTATCACAACCTCGACAGGTTTGAGGAAATATTCATCTCGATGGACGTTGATGATGTTGGTCGTGAAGCCGCAAGGGAAATCGCAAGCCGACTCGGTGAACATCGTTGCCGTCTTGTTACACTGCCGTACAAAGACATCAACGAATGCCTGATGAACGGTGTTACCGAGGATGAAATCTGGCAGTACATCGGCACGGCATCCTACTTCGACCCCGAAGAACTCTACAGCGCGCGAGAGTTTTACCAGGACACTATCAACGCTTTCTACGGCAAGCAGCAGTATCTGTTTAATCCACCGTGGAAATCTCTGGCAGATAAATTCCAGTTCCGTGAGGCAGAGTTGACGCTGGTCAATGGTGTGAACGGTCACGGAAAGGCATGCCCACTGAATGAGCCTATTCTTTTAGCTGATGGGACATGGACTACTCACGGGGATGTAAAAATTGGCGATCAGGTGGCGTCAGTAGACGGCAATCCGTCAACTGTCACTGGGATATTCCCGCAGGGTGTTAGAGATGTTTACCGAGTCACATTTGAAGATGGTCGTTATGTTGATTGCGCAGGCGATCACCTATGGGAGGTCACTAGTCGTGGATTCACGAAAGGCGAGAAACGCCGCGTGATTGACACCTTCGAGCTGAAGCGGTTGAGTGAAACGAAGAGGCACAAAAATGGCGTTAGGATTCCTGAAATAACTGGTGACTTTGGCGACCACTCAGAGCCATTAGCATGGGTTATCGGCTCCCTTCTCGGGGATGGTAGTCTTAGCAATGGGAGCGTGAAGTTTTCAAACGTCGAGCCATACATGATCGAGCGTATGAAGGCTGAACTGCCTGATTACAACTTCTCTGGAGATGGTAAGGACTGGCTGATATCAACGGCGCGTGGTCAGGCAAATCCACTCATGGAGACCCTGCGAGGTTATGGACTAATGGGGTGCACAGCAAAAAACAAATTCATCCCTCGTGTGTTTTTTTCCGCAAATAAATCAACGCGTATAGGCATGCTGTGTGGTCTGCTTGAAACGGATGGGTATGTCGAGAAGGATGGAACGCTTGTTTTTTCCTCAGCAAGTGAAGAACTGCGCAATGGGGTTGTTCAACTGGTTAACTCACTCGGCGGGTCATGCCGGACGCGAGTTAAAACTGGCGTGACATACACATACAAGGACGATAAGCGGCATGGGATGGATTCATACGAGGCAAGAATCAGACTGACAAGAGAAATCAGGGAGGCCATCCGTTCACCACGACTCAATGGCAGATTAACTGCGCATCGATTCGAGGGCTGTGGGGTATTCGTCAGGAATGTTGAAAAAATCGGCAATGCAGAATGCTTGTGTATTATGGTCGATCACCCTCGCCACCTGTATGTAACCAGGGGATATGTGGCGACGCATAACACCGAGGTTGTCGGGCATATGGCACTTGAGGCAATGCGTCAGGGTGTGAAGACGTGCATCGCGTCACTTGAGCTGAAGCCTGGTATTCTCCTTAAGCGCCTTACCCGTCAGGCAACGTGTTGCAAGATGCCTCCATTGCTGGAAATTGACTCTGCATTTAAATTTTATGACGAAAGACTTTGGGTGTTTGGCCTGACCGGAACGGCGAAAGCCGACAGGCTGATCGAAATATTCGACTACGCTCGCCGCCGATACGGGATCCAGTTATTCATCATCGACAGCCTGATGAAATGTGGCATAGGCGACGATGACTATAACGGGCAGAAGGCGTTTGTTGACTCGATTTGCGACTTCAAAAACAAAACAAACTCCCACGTCATTCTCGTTACTCACTCGCGAAAAGGAGACAGCGAAGAAAAACCAACCGGGAAAATGGACGTAAAAGGCTCTGGAGCGATAACAGACCTGACAGACAACCTTTTCATCATCTGGCGTAACAAGGCTCGCGAGAGAGCGTTACAGAGAGTTCAGAGTGGTGAAAAGATGTCAGAGAAGGACGAACAGCTACTGGCATCTCCGGCATCTGTTTTGATGCTTGAAAAACAACGTAACGGCGAAGGTTGGGAAGGTGGTGTCCCGTTGTTCCTTGACGAGCAATCGCACCAGTTCCTGCAACTTGAATCAGGATCGCCATATAGCTACATCGCCAATATGCCGAAATCGGAATATGACGAGGCGTGGCGACAGGAAAACGTGACGGAGTATTAAATGAATAAAAAACAATTAGCCATTCTCGAAAAGGCATGGGATGCACAAATATCATACGCTTTGAAAGAACAGGCACTACCAATAATCCAGACCAAATCGAAAATAGCCAGGCAGTTATGCGATGGCGGATTCCTGAACGAAGTTGAGATTACGCGCCAGATGGTAACGTTCAAAGGGTATGAGATAAATCATCATGGTATAGCAGCGTATTGTTCCCATCTTCCTGATGACGTTGACATTGATGAAATGGAAGGGGAGATGAAGCAATGACCATCTACATCACTGAGCTTGTAACAGGCCTGCTGGTAATCGCAGGCCTTTTTATTTGGGGGAGAGGGATTGGAGGCTTTAAGAAATGAGTACGATAGCTGAGCTTGTCAGGGCTAATTTTCGTGAAGAGTTGGTGCGTTGGTATCGGTATCGTTCATCGTCCAGTTTGCCGCTTGATGAGTTGTATGAGCATTCACCTGCCGCACGGCGCTATCCGCGTGACCGTGTTCTTCGACGGTTGTTCAGACTCAACAATGAGTTTCAGCGCAACAGAATTATCCAACAACTCGATTTTGATGACTGATGATGAATGATTTTATTCTGCACGAAACTAATAAATCACAATTCTGGGAAATCCTTAAAGAAATAATTAAAACCGGAAAACGCTGGCGCATAAAAATATCTGAGTACCGTGAGAAGCGTACATTGTCACAAAACAGTCTTCTGTGGATGTGGAATACAGAAATAGCCGCACAGTTATCTGCTGTTTCTGCTGAAAACTTCACGCCTGAAGAGGTTCATGAGTGGCTAAAAGATATATTTTGTCCGGTAAAAAAGGTGACGATTTTTAATATTACGCGATGCGTTAAATCAACGCGCCAGCTTGATATCGGGGAAATGCATAAATATCTGACAGACATTGACCAGTGGGCGCATCGGAAGGGGATGCGGCTGACGATTCCAGATGATTGTGAGTACCGGGATGTGAAACGTAGGCAAGAGGAATGACGCGACGAAGTATCACCGACATCATCTGCGAAAACTGCAAATACCTTCCAACGAAACGCTCCAGAAATAAACGCAAGCCAATCCCAAAATAATCTGACGTAAAAACCTTCAACTACACGGCTCACCTGTGGGATATCCGGTGGCTAAGACATCGTGCGAGGAATACAAGGGGATTGACGCGATGATTTATCCGGGGCTATATTCCTCACACGCCAGCAAAATCTGGCGTCGGGATTGGCGTCCCGGATGAAAAAGGCGACAACAGACGCGCCAGCGTCTTTTTTATTGTCGTTTGCACAGTCACATCTCAATGGTGGGCTGTGTGGGGGCGGAGCAATCCGCGCCGGTTCCTTTTTCCCGGTTACGCCAACCCTGCACAGTTCACCACCAAGCGATTGGCGTCGCAGGTGGTGATGATTCACAAAGAAAAAGGATCATCTTATGGCCACCAAAATCGCAGTTGAAACTCTTTCCCCGATTACCCACAACCAGATCCCTGTCATAACCACCGAGCTATTGGCGCATCTTTATGGAACGGATGTTGCCAACATAAAAATGAATCATTCACGTAATCAAACTCGTTTTCTGGAAGGGAAGCATTATTTCAAAATCGTTGGCGATGATCTGAAAAATTTGCGAGTAACTTTTAGTTACCTGCAAATTTCCCCCAAAACCCGCTCCCTCATCCTCTGGACAGAACGCGGAGCAGCCCGTCACGCCAAAATGCTCGAAACCGATCAGGCGTGGGAAGTGTTCGAAAAACTGGAAGACTGCTATTTCAGCCAGTGCAAGAAAAATACTGGCAAACAAGAGAAGAAGCCCAACGGGCTTTCCGCAAAAGAAACAGACAGCCTTGTATGGCTGTGGGATTATGCCAACCGCTCACAGGCATTGTTCCGTGAGTTGTATCCCGCATTAAAACTGATTCAGTCTGGCTATTCCGGCATATGCCACGACTACGGCTATGAGTTCTCGTATATCATCGGGAGGGCGAGGGGCGTTTTAATTAATCACACGCGGGATATAGATATTTATGAGCCTGACGGGCCGACGAACCTTCTGGCATGGGAAAGGCTTAAGAACAAAGAGTTGCCGCCTTCACTGCATCGCTACTGACAATTGACAACTTAACAAACCCAGCTTCGGCTGGGTTTTTTATTGCTGAATTTTCAATGTGAGATGACATGACAATGCTTTTAATTCAACCTGGATTTGGCCTTAGCATCAAAAAAGGGCACATGTTTGGCGAGAAAGAGTCTCAACGAAAAATGGTGTCTATCCGGTTGCCATTTATCAGTATTTATTGGCTAAACAGGGAGGCAACAAATTATTGGTATACCTGCGCCAGAGCAGCATTTAACGACCCTGACTGGTTTGTGAAAAACCACCACGCAGTTCGTCAGGCAAAGAGAAAGGCCAACATGACATACATGAAGGCGTATAAAAAAGCATGGAAAGAACACCGCGACCGATACCAGCAAGACATGGAAAAGCTTGAATCAGAAAACATGGAATTAAGACGAAAGCTCGGTGAAGCAAAACGAGACATTGATGCTTACAAGCGACTTTTTAATGGTGAAAGCCATGCTTAGTCCATCCCAATCCCTTCAATACCAGAAAGAAAGCGTCGAGCGGGCTTTAACGTGCGCTAACTGCGGTCAGAAGCTGCATGTGCTGGAAGTTCACGTGTGCTCCGATTGCTGCGCAGAACTGATGAGCGATCCGAATAGCTCAATGTACGAGGAAGAAGACGATGAGTGAGTTAATAAATGGCAATGCCATCAAAATGACAAGCATTGAAATCGCTGAGTTGGTGGGTAAGCGTCATGACAATGTGAAACGTACCATCGAAACGCTGGCTAAAAATGGTGTTATCCGGCTTCCTCAAATTGAGGTTTCCGAAAGAATCAATAACTTAGGGTTCAATGTTCAGTACGAGCATTACGTCTTCGAAGGCGAACAAGGAAAGCGAGACAGTATTGTCGTTGTAGCCCAGCTGTCGCCGGAATTCACCGCTCGCCTTGTTGACCGCTGGCGAGAGCTTGAAGAAGCTGCGGTTAATATCCCCAAAACGCTACCAGAAGCGTTGCGCCTTGCTGCTGATCTTGCTGAGCAGAAAATGCAACTGGAAAACCAGCTCGCAATTGCCGCACCTAAAGTTGAGTTTGCCGATCGCGTTGGCGAGGCCAGCGGAATTTTGATTGGAAACTTTGCAAAGGTTGTTGGTATTGGTCCAAACAAACTGTTTGCGTGGATGCGCGATCACAAAATCCTTATTGCTTCAGGTTCCCGGCGAAATGTGCCAATGCAGGAATATATGGAGCGCGGCTATTTCACAGTGAAAGAAACAGCGGTCAATACAAATCACGGAATACAGATATCGTTCACCACAAAAATCACCGGGCGTGGTCAACAGTGGCTGACCAGAAAGCTGCTCGATAACGGAATGCTGAAAGTAACAGGGGAGGCTGCTTAATGGCTAAACCAGCGCGAAGGAAATGCAAAATCTGTAAGGAATGGTTTCACCCGGCATTCTCAAATCAGTGGTGGTGCAGCCCGGAACACGGAACTCAATTAGCACTCGAACGACGAAGCAAAGAACGCGAAAAAGCGGAAAAGGCAGCAGAGAAGAAACGACGACGAGAGGAGCAGAAACAGAAAGATAAACTTAAGATTCGAAAACTCGCCTTAAAGCCCCGCAGTTACTGGATTAAACAAGCCCAACAAGCCGTAAACGCCTTCATCAGAGAAAGAGACCGCGACTTACCATGTATCTCGTGCGGAACGCTCACGTCTGCTCAGTGGGATGCCGGGCATTACCGGACAACTGCTGCTGCGCCTCAACTCCGATTTGATGAACGCAATATTCACAAGCAATGCGTGGTGTGCAACCAACATAAAAGCGGAAATCTCGTTCCGTATCGCGTCGAACTGATTAACCGCATCGGGCAGGAAGCAGTAGACGAAATCGAATCAAACCATAACCGCCATCGCTGGACTGTCGAAGAGTGCAGGGCCATCAAGGCGGAGTATCAACAGAAACTTAAAAAACTGCGAAACAGCAGAAGTGAGGCTGCATGAATATCTACGAAAGAATTGATGGCAGCAAATACCGAAATATTTGGGTAGTTGGCGATCTGCACGGATGCTACACGAACCTGATGAACAAACTGGATACGATTGGATTCGACAACAAAAAAGACCTGCTTATCTCGGTGGGCGATTTGGTTGATCGTGGTGCAGAGAACGTTGAATGCCTGGAATTAATCACATTCCCCTGGTTCAGAGCTGTACGTGGAAACCATGAGCAAATGATGATTGATGGCTTATCAGAGCGTGGAAACGTTAATCACTGGCTGCTTAATGGCGGTGTCTGGTTCTTTAATCTCGATTACGACAAAGAAATTCTGGCTAAAGCTCTTGCCCATAAAGCAGAAGAACTTCCGTTAATCATCGAACTGGTGAGCAAAGGTAAAAAATATGTCATCTGCCACGCCGATTATCCTTGTGACGAATACGAATTTGGAAAGCCAGTTGATCATCAGCAG